CCACTGGACTTGGAATTCAGCAGTAAACTCTTCAACACTATCAACCGTTTCGTAACTTAGGTCGATTGCACTGATGTTTGTTGGGAATACATCATGGAACTTATAGGTTCTAAGTGTAGATCCATCTCTATCTAATTGATGAACATATGCATCTGGTTGATATGCTGCTGGATCTTGTGCTCCAGTTGCATCTTCCATGCTATTAATGAAGTCCATCCATTTCTCAAACGCAGAACGGATTGAGAAGTCAACGTCATTAATAACTGTGACTGTCCATGTATCGAAGGTTCTGTCTCCAGCGATCTTAAGAATCCTACCTCTGAAGTTAACTTCAATCGGTGTGATGTTAGATGCTGGTAACTGAGCAGCTTTTACCAAGAACCTTGATTTTTCTTTTACGTCATTCTCGATAGCGATTGGATCAGGAAAGACGAGTTCCACTTCAAACAGATTCGGTCTTGCACCGCCACCGGCCATCTTGCTCTTGAAGTCGGTGATCGTTCTGAGTGGTGGTCTGTTAAATTGGGTTGCCATTTTCGTTAATTACCTCTTGTTAAACAGTTCCAATAACTTCATCGAACGAGATGCCAGTTCTTGTGGCAACGAAGGTAAGACCAATAAAGTTGATTGATCTTGCAGGTTTAATGAAGATGTCTGCGACAAACTCATTACTATCTATGATGGCAGCAGTGTTATTTGTTTCATCACAAACAACTCTGAAGTCAAAGATACCTCGTTTGGACTGAACATCACGAAGGAATGGTTCAACAATGTTCACAAAGTTAGTTCTTGTGATTTCGTCGTTGAACTCAAAGAGTTGATCTCTAGCAGCTGCTGAGATTGCCTCCTCAAGGAATATAAACAATCTGCGAACGTTGATACGATCAAATGCAGATGCTTTTCCGAATCCAGTTTTGTCACCAAATAGAACAATACCTGCTCCGGGTGAGAATATTACTGGGTTGATTCTATTTGAGTAAAGTACATCTCTCTGAGTTTGATTCGGAGTGTATGCGAGTTTTACTGCATTTAGAATACCACCTCTTGCGGTTCCAGCGGGTGAGAACCAAGGGAAGTTGTTGATGTCATTTCTAGCACATGTTCCAGCGATGTCACCATTAAGTGGTACATATCTGAATGTGTCAGAGAATCTATCAAACATATACTTGTATCCACTATCGAATACAGCGTATGAGGATGATGTAATCGGAGCATAGAATCCAACCACATTATCTGTGATGTCTGCACCAGAATTAAGAGTTCCTGTTCCAACAGCAGAGTCATTTAAGAATGCTCCTCTGTTTGGTGAGATGAATGCTACAACATCTTTTCTTAATTCAGCGATTGAAATGAGTTTGTTAGCAATTGCCTGTGCTTCGTATTGTGGGTAGTTTGCTGAACCCATTAATAAGAAGTCAATATCAAACTCTTCTTTGTTCTCAAATAAATCATAACCAGCAGTGATTCCACCTACACTAGCGACCATTGCACCAGCAGTCTGGATTCCTGTCATACCATTGTAGTTCTTACCACCTGTTAAAGTAACTGTTAAAACACCAGATCCTGCATAAGTAATTCCTTGTGCATCCTGATCCCATGCGTTATCAGTTTCTTTTGTAAAACCACCAAATTCAAATGATGTTGTGGTAATTCCAGAAGAAGCAGCAGTTGGGCCACCCATTCCAAAAATGTTTGTTGAGTTATTATAAAGATATTTTCTCCAGTATGAAGGAGATCCAGCAGAGAACTCAGCGTCTTTTGCTTTTGAAAGACCTAAGTGCTTCTCAAGAACTGTTCCTGCATTTCCTGTTACTTCACCTTTATCGTCAATTACGACTACATGAACTTCATCATGTCTTGAACTTCTTGCAGCAGCATATGCTGAAGTTCCGGGTCTCTCTGCAAGTGTGTTCCAATTAACTGTTGAATTACTTAAAGTAATCTTTTGCTGATCAAACCAGTCTAATTTTGCTGATACTGTTGTTGTGCTACCACCACCAGTGTTAGCAGTCATATTGTAACTGATTACTCCAGTTTGGAATTCGTAAACTCCACCGGGTTGATAATTTTTGAATGTTTCAATACCAGCAGCAGAAACATGTGATACAAACTTAACACCTGCTGTGGTTCCATCAACTTCAGTAACGATACCTTTAAAGTATCCGTCAAGAACTGTGGTTGAACCTACACCGGGTAGAATTAATCCAGCAGGTACTGCTTGAGTAACACCAGCACCGACTGTTAATGTTGATATACCAACTGTGAGTTGTTGGTCTGCTTTTCCGTCAATGATCGCTACCTTAATACCGTTTGCCCAAGAACCGGGGTTTCTTGCAGCAACGACTGTATTAGATAAAGCATTTAGATCATAACCTTTGTTATTATAGTCTTGTGAACTTAATATTTTGATTTCGGGTGATCCGTCATCAGTTGCGTTTTGAAGGTCGTCATCATCCGATCTAACAACACTTAAGATACCACCATATGAAAGATATGATGAAGCAGTCAACCAATATTCATAGTGCTTGTCTATGTCAAGTGGTTCACCGAAGTTATCAATTAAGTCTTGTTCGTTCTCAATTGTAGTTGGTTCATTGACTGGGCCTTTTTGGAAAGGTGCCACAATAGCACCAGCCTTTGTGGTAGCAGTGTCTACTCTACCAATAGTCAGGTCAACTTCTCTTACAACGAGTCCGGGAGATGCTAAATTTAGAGGCATCTTTTTTTCTCCGTAATGTCCAGAATTAATCTGAAATTATTTATTGAAAAGGGTATTTTCAGTGGGGAAACTATGCGTGAACTACCAATCTGGGTACTCCCACTTGTTACTTATCTTCTTCTTTGATTTTTTGACTCTTATTTTTGTGCAGTCCTTACACTCGTATGAATATGAAGATAGAGTGCTTCGATTCTTTCTTGTGACATAAAAATCGTCCATGAGAGTTTTAACAACCCCACAGACGCGACATTTTCTTTCTGTGAATAGTAGATGTTCTAATTCTATCTGATCATCTAAGTCCATTATGTAATACTGATGGTTTGTGATCCGTCTTTGTTATCAGTGATTACAATTTTTTTACTTGGAAATGATTTCGCAAGTAATAATTTAAGTTTCCAATATTTCAGGGGATTTTGCATCACTGACTTCCTTTAATGATTTATATGCTAATTGAATTCCCTTGTGTTGCAAGACAATTAGTTTTGCTTGTGTCATTTTCTTACTATAGAAAACAACAGTTTCATTTAATCCTGAGTCTCCACTCATAGTTCCTCCTATAAACGACTTTAATATCTCTGCTCTACTTCCAAATTTATCACATAACCTAATTATTTACAAGTTTAATGTTTGCTTTAGATTCATATTTGTAACAATTTTAGTAATAGTCCCACATATATGACCTGTCTCCATACTCATCAGTATGCCATCGATCCCCCGAACTGTCAACAAAAGAGGTATCATCCAGACCATCTGATATAAAACCAAAAGGTGCCATATCCTGTTCAATTTGATTTCTCTGTTCCTCATACAGTCTCTTTCTAATATCATTATCAGTCATCTCTTTAAAATAATCTTGTGCAACTAACCATGCAAATATCACGAGACACATCGCTAAGTCATCATTACACCCTTCCTCTGCCTCAAATGAATTATGCTTTTGTGAGAAAGTTGTTAATTCTGATATGATCTCATAATCCTTTACCATAATCTTATCATCTTCAAGAAGAGTTTTGAGATTCGAGCATCCAAGTTTTTTTACTGCAGCAGTAGTTCTGACTCCTAACTGTGTCTTCTTACCAGAGAAACCTGTTCCAACAACTTGACCAGCACGACCTCTCATCGATGCCATCAATAGATTATCATATTCCAAATCATAATGTATGATACTTGCAACCTGATCTCCAATATCATTTACCTCAACTAAAATAAATGCACCATTATATCCTTTTGCTACATCATGTATGATACTTGGGAATAGCATCGGTTTAATTTCATTATTTTTATACTTTGCAACTATGTTGTATGGAAAGTTGGTAATATCAAAAACTATGAACGCTGAATAATCATTACCAAGACCACGAGCAACATCAA